TCAGCGCCGTCGTGGAGGTTTCACGACCGGCAACTCGTGGTCGTACCGATCTGTCGTCGACGACGAGACGTGCCCAGCTGCATCTTGCTTATCGCCTCGATTGCCCTCGGTGTCGGTAACGCCCCGATGCTTCAAACCATGTAGTGAGAAGCGCTCCTCAGACTTGATCACACCATTGCGTATTGCCGCATGGATGAATCGCTGCCATGCGCTGTCGAGTGACGACTTGACCATCGGATTGCCGGTCTGCTCAATGAGCAAGAAACGTTCTTCCGGCTTCATGGGTATCGGAAAGTTGCGGCCAGGTTTGTTCCAGATTTTTGATCGGCGAGCCAGCAACGCCTCCCATGCTTCCGTCATGTGGGCGTCCCACGTGGTGAGGGTGTCGCGCGATCCCTTTCTACGTGACGCGTGCACGCCGTGTTCGAACCGATGTGCGTCAGTGAGTGAGCACACTTCGATACCGCGCAGCCTGGCGCTGTACGCCAGCACCATGGCTGGGGCGAGATAGCTGGGAAAGCTACCTTTGGTGTGAGGCGTTAAAGCGCCGCGCTCGCGGGCGAACTGTAGAACGGCCTCGAACGCATCAGGCGTAGGCATCTTGAAGGCCTTGGCCTCCTTCGCCTGGCGAACACCAATTGCAGGATTCTCCTTGCAGTAGCCATGGCGCACCCCCCACGCGAGTGTTCGCCGGAGGTAGCGATACAGATGATTGGCCTTGCTAGGCGTTGGAGGAAGCGCCGGCTGCAGGCGAGTAGCCGACCTCCCGTTTGCAAAGGTCTCAAGCAGCCGCTGCACCACGGGCGTGGTGATGCGTTCCAGCTGCACACTACCGAGCTTGGACCCATCCTTGCGGACATAGTTGGCAAGCGTATCAGCGTAGCGTCGGTAATCCTTCTGCGTGTCACGCTGTAGTTCCTTAAATTCGCTCGCTTCGTGGAAACGGTCGAAGAGGTAACGCAGCGTGCCACGCACGTCCCCTCGTAGTCGAGATTCTGCGATTGCATGGAGTTCAGAGAGGCGAGCACTTCGAAAGGCGACCGTACGCTTCACTTGTCGGCCACCCTCCGGATGGTCTTCAAGCATGTACCAGCGGCCGTTCTCCCAGTAGATGCCTTTAGGGAGCGCCTCCTGCTCGATGTGACCTGGAATATTCGGGTTGAACCTCCGTTTACGTCCCCGCATCATCAGATGAGATCCTCGTCTTGGTGCTGTTCTTGATTTGCTGCAGTGACAAGGCCAAGAGATGCGTTTATCGCATCCAACGTTGTCCATATGCGGCCGCGCCTGTCGTACTGGTAGCGAATGCCTGTCCGATCAGCCCACCTGACCACGGACGCTACCTGCGGCCTGGGTCCGTCAGGGGCATAGATACGCTGCAGATCCTCGAAGTTCAGGATTCGTCCCGTCATAGCAGGTACTCCTGCTGCCATTGCCGGCGGGTCTTCCATTGCTGCCGCATCTCGTCGCGCAGATCCTGTGCCGCCTGGGCGCCGCGCTTGGCGGCGATCAGTTGCTGCAGGAGGCTCACCGACCTGGCGTCGGTGTAGCCCTGCTGCAGCCAATGGCGCGCCTCGCATTGGCGCCTGTGTGCTTCCATTGCCTCATCGCTCATTGGCTGTTGCCTCCGCGCAGGCGTAGGCCCAGCTGCACCACGTTGCTGTCTGCCGGCGCTGCCTGGCGAGGCACGCGGATGCGGTGCATCCGCTTCCATTCGGCCAGTGCCTGGTCGAACGCGGCGTGCTTCTTGGTGCGACCACATCGGCACTCAATAACGTGCCCGCCGCCGGCCTGCAGGCGGCGGCTGTCCGCGATGTGCCGGCCAGCATGTCCAGCCCTGCAGGCGGGCAGCGGCTCAGGGTGCGAGATCTCGCGCTGTGTCATGCGTGGTCTTCCTCCGCTGACCCCGCGCCGTTGCCGATCGCTCGCTCTGCCTGGCGCAGGTGCGCGATGCTGCCTTCATCGATACGATCAAGCGCCTGCGCGATGGTGTAATCCATGTCCGCCAGCCAGTCGTGCCGGTTGAGCACCAGGGCAGCGGTCAACGCCTCCCCAGTGGAGAGCGGGCCGGGGCCGTCGTAGCGCTGCGCAGCGCGGGACACAGCGATGACGCGGGCAAGAGTCATCGCGGCACCCTCCATGCGGCACCGACTCGCACACGCGCCCCGGCGATCGCAACTGTTTGGATGCGCATGCGCTGCGCCGTGCGTTCGGCCAGCGCCTGGTCGTTGGTGAGCATGAGCACGTCGTTCTGGCTCAGTTGCCAGTCCCCGCCCTTGCGCTGCAGCCGCTCATCCAACTCCACCACACGTTTGAGGCCGTAGACTTGGCGGATCGCCTCGGCGTTAAGCGTTTTGCCGCTGGCCATCGGTCCATAAACCACAATCGACTCAGCCATGGGTCACCTCCCGGCGCACGGCCATGGCGCGGCGCCGGCGCAGGCGTTGCGGGATCTGCCCCACTGCCAGCCCGCTATGTGCGGTACGCGCCGGACGCGAGATCCATAGGCGATAGAGCAGCGCGCCGCCGATCGTCGGCGCAACCATGATCAGTGCCAGATTAAGCATGGGCCACCTCCCGCGCGGCAGCGGCAATCGCGGTCTCGGCTACCGCAGTCGGGCGGCGCGGCAGCATGTTGGCTAGGTCGAACGGGAAGTCCAGATCGTCCATGAATTCGGCCAGCGCGTTGCTGATCCGGTTGGCCTCATTGGTGAACAAGCGCGGGCCGCTGATCAGCTTCCAGCCCTTGCCCGGGCCACGGCGGCGCTCCCACCGCTGGGTGGCGCTGGTGTGCTGGTGTGCTGGCCCATGGCCAGAGCAGCCACCACCACGACCGTGTCGTGGGTGATGTAGAGCGTGGCGATCGCGCTAGAGTCCTTGCCTGCGGCGAGGTCGAAGCCGGCTCCGGCGGGCGTGCTAGCCTCCTGCCCGGGTCCGGTGCCTGAAATCTGCGTGCGTGTGACAGCGTGCTGTTGCATGTGACTCTCCTTGAGCTTCGTTGATGAAAGGCCCAGGGGCGGTGTTGACGCACCGCCCGCCGGACCCGCTGGAACAGGTCAAATCAAATCGGCGCCGGTTGGCGGATGGGTGGGCGCGCGTAATCGCCTGGCGCTTGATGCGATGTCGAGGAGTTCTTCGCGCATGAAGTCGGCAACAGCACTGACGCCGTCGTAGCTGATACCGGCGTGGGTCGCCACTTCATGGTTCAGCGCAGCAAGCAGACTGGCGGCCTGCTGCACGCGCCACAGGCGGTCGTGCTCTTCTTCGCTGATCGTGTAGTCGGCGTCTTCTGGATAAGCGATTGCGCGCCCGGTGTTCATCGTGCGGCTCCGTTGGCGCGTGCTTGTTTGCGCAGCCAATTGACCACATCGACCGCAGGATCCACCCGCATGCAGACGTGCAACCGGCCCAGCACCACGCTCTGCGCATCGCCGCCCAGCAACACGTCATCAAAGCCAGTGGTTTCGCAGGCAATCAGAACAGGCGCCACATCGTGCTGCACATCGGAATGCAGCATTGCCAGGACATAGCCCTGCATCATCTCGAAACTGAGGATGACGCCCGCGCAGACGCGGAATTGCTTGTTGACGCTCATCGCTGCGCCTCCGCATCCAACGCATCGACGGCAGCGATTGCTGCATCAACATCGGCAAGCGTGAGGGCGTGAATAGCCTTGCCCGTGCCTTCGAGGCGCGCCATCAGGCTCAGCCACGCGGCGTGGTTCCATTCGAGGGTGTTGGCGATCAGGCCAAAATAGTGCGCGACTTGGCGCGCCGCAGACGCGGGCGCTTCTTGGGTGTCGTAAGACATGCTGGACTCCTGAGTAGATTGGAGTCCGCCAACCCGAGACCAATCGGGGTGGCGGACGGCACGGGTTGGTCTACCGGACTCAGGGACCGGCGGGGCCGAAGCCCCCCACGTACCGCCCGCCATAAAGATGGCAAGCACGCGCCCGATGCGATGTCGGGCAACAAAAAAGCGCCTTGCATCGATCGATGGGCGCTGGTGCGCCTGAGTAGTCGGGAGACCAATCCCGATCGCCGATTGTGCGGCGACGTAGGAATACTCGCTCCGATCCTTGGCGCGTGTCAACGGGAAAGTGCGGAAATCTGCGGTACTCATTTCGAGAACACCCAGCACTTCACGGTTGTGCCTGCACCAAAGCCGTTGGTGAGCACTGCACTGTTGACGGCGGTGTTGGCCGACACCAGCTTGTGCCGGCGCGAATCCGCCAACAGGCCGCGCAGCACCTTGAGATCGGGCACGGCCTGACTGAACTGCGCGGCTTTGCCCGCGAACTGATTGAGATTGATCGCGATGCGGCTGGCATCGCGGCTGTGGTTCACCACTGGCTTCCCGTTGCCGGTGGCTTCCAGATACTCGTAGACCTCCCAGAACTCGTTCACTTGCGCGTGGTCGGCGCTGATCGCTTTCTGCCGCTCGAAGGCCATCTCCAGCAACGCATCGCGCGTGGCCTTGATCATCTCTTCGGGGATGGTGATCACCATGCGCAGGCAATCCAGCAGCGCCAGCATCTGGGCGTGGTTCTTGATCACCCGCTCCAGGCGCAGATCCGGCTTCTCGCGCAGGCGGGCTTCGTAGAACTTCACCCGCTCGGCGAACTTCTCCAGGATGGTGCCTTCGCAGCGCACGGCCTTGATCAGAAAATGGCTCAACTCCTCGACCTGCAACGCGTTGAGGTTGTCGGCCGCGATGCGGCTTTCGGTGGTGACCTGCGGGCACTTGAAGTGCAGCTTCACGATGCGCGTGAGGATTGCCTCGGATGCATCAACCGCCGCATTCTGACTGATCACGATCGTGCCGCGAAACGGCGGCTCGTAGGTGTCGTTGCCGCCATTACGCACGCCGCGTGTGGCGAGTGTGCCGCCACCGAAGAAGTCCTTCAGTTCATCCCATTCAAACGTCCTCGCATGCGCTTTGTCAGGCTCACTGCGGTCGGCTTCCAGCAGCACCACTGGCATACCGGAGATCTGCCCCATAGCGCGTGCGCGGCCGGCCTTGGACGACTTGGCCGGGTCGAAGCCCTCGTAGTCGGAGCGGCCCAGCAGCTTCCACAGGAATGTCAGTAGCGTGGTCTTGCCGGCACCGGCTTCACCGGTGGCTTCGAGGAACGGGAAGCTCTTGTGCCCGGCGCGAATCTGCTCGGCGAACAACGAGCCGAACCAGAACGTCATGGCGACCATGCCGTGCGTGCCGAAGCATTGCCATAGCCACGGCAGCCAGTCCATGCGGAACGCCTCGGGATCGCGTTGGATCTCCAAGCGGATCGATTTCTGCGTGCTCTTCAGGCGCAGCTTCTTGAAACTGAAGTAATCCTCTTCGTTGGCGGTGACTACTTCGCCATCGCGCACCGCGATGTCGCCCAGCAGGTAGGCGCGGTGCTCCTTGGAGTAACCAACAAACTCGATGGCCTCTACCGTCTTGATCGCCTCGGTCTGCTCTTCGATCAGACGATCCAGCTGGTGGCCGCTGCCGGTGAACATCGCACCAGCGGCCAGGCTGATCAGGCGCTTCTTGAACTCGCTGGCACTGGAAATATGGCCGCCGGTAAAAGTGCCTTTGACACTGGCCGCGTCGTGCGGGAAGTCGATGCGGAAGTAGTACCAACTCTCGTCGGTGACTTCCTGGCGCTGGAAGTACAGCGCTTCCGGGTAGCAGTTGGCGATCTTGTTGACCGAACACGCAGCGCGGCGGATCTTGGCCAGCTTGTCCGGATCGATCTCGCTGTCTTCTTCCGGCTCCACGTCGCGCAACAGCTTCTCGAAGCGCACCGCGTCGAACTCGAACCAATACAGGCGCGAGCGGTACTCCAACCAGAAATCGGAGGCCTGGTTGTGGTCGTACATCAGCAAGCTCTTCTCGATCGCCGAGCGGGCCATGAGCAAATCGCCCTGATAGCGCGCCTCGCTCAGCGCCGTATCCCATTGCTTCTGGCTGTCGCTGCCTGCCTGTGCACGCAGGTGCAGATCGTTCCAGTCGATCTTCTTGCCGGTGGCCGGCTGGGCGATCAGTGCCGCGCGGCTTTTGAAGCCGAGCGCGTCAGCGCGGCGCGCATGCTTGTGGGTGTAGTCGCGGGCGCCAGGCTCGTTGTCCAGACCCCACACCAGTGTTGGCAGGTTGCCGGCGCGTTGCTTCGCCAGTTGCCGTAGCGATTCGTCCGGATAGGCATTGCACGACATGGCGGACACCGCGCAGACGCAGTGCTGCAGCAGCGCGATCGCATCGAAGATGCCCTCGACGATCCACACCTCAGTCGCGGTGCGCATCAACTCCGCAGCGGCCGGCGCGCACCACCATGCTCCCGCGTAGCTCTTGCCTGGCGCGAAGCGCGCCTTCTGCTTACCGAACCGGTGCGGCCGGTCGATCAGGCGCTCCCACCAGCCGCCCTTGTCGAGCGCGAAGCGCACCGTAGCGGTGCCCTCCTTACTCTTGATGTCGTAGTAGGTTTCCTGCGTGTACAGGCCACGTAGCGGCGCCAGCGCGAAGCCGCGCGAGGATTCCAGATAGGCGTCGGCCGATGCGGTCGGCGAGGTCTGGGTGATCGGAAAGCGCTTGGACCAATCGTCGAACAGGTCGTCGTACAGATCCTTGACGTGCAGTTCGTGGCCGCACTTGGCTTCGCGGCCGCATTTGACGACCCACGGCTTCGGCTCAAAGGTGTAGAGCTCCTTCTTGCTACAGGCTGGGCACGTGCCTCCGCGCATGTAGCTGGTGCCGCTGCGATGCTTGAGGCCGTAGTTGCGCTCAAGCCGCTGCAGCACCCGTTGCCGTAGATCTTCCTGCATGGATCAGCCGCCCTTGCGCACAGTAGAGCGCAGCGCCAACGCAGCCAGGCGCTTGCCGATCGGGCGCGGTGTGGTGATCACCTCGTAAGCACCGCCGCTTGCCAGGTGCGCTTCCACCTGCAGGCGCAGCACATCGGCCTGTTCGCGCTTCTTGTGCGGCGCTACGAATTGCTGGCTGGCCTGCGAAGGCGCGTCAACAAAGCGCGGCGCCTGGGCGGTAGCCCATCCATTGCTCTGGCTCATGCGGTGATCTCCCGCGCGACGCTGCCGTAGTCCAGCAGTTCCATCGCTGCATCGGTTGCCAGCACGTGCATCGAGTGCGTATGACTGCTGGTGAGCATGCCGCGCAACATCAGTTGCGTCACAGTGGTGGTGTCGTAGATGCGTCCAACTTCACGCTCATGGTGATAGCGCGGCGCGTATTCGGTACCGGTTTTAGTTAGTCCTCCGCAGCGAACGGCGGATTGCAGGCACAACTGTTGAGCGGACGTAAGGTCCGCAAGCTCAATCTTGCTCATCATCAAAGCCCCCTGAGGCTGGAGAACTACGGTGCTGCGGCGTCTAAGAGATCCATGAACGGCGTCAGCAGCTGCTTGACCCACGCCCAGGCCTGGCCCATCGCAGTGGCCACGGTGTCCCACACCGGCGCCAGTGGCGCGAGCGCGGTCTTCAGCTCGGCGAGGACCGGTGCGGCGACATCGACGATGCCTTGCCAGACGCCGATGGCGAAGGCCTTGATCGGCCCCCAGTACTTCCACACCAGCAGCGCCACCGCAGCGACGGCCGCACCAATCGCCAGCACCGGCAGGCTGACCCCGCCGAGCAGCGGCAGCAGCAGGCGCGCGCCATTGGCGAGCATTGGCAGCGCACGGCCGCCAAACGCCAGTCCCTGCCGCAGCAGCGCCCCGAAGCCACCGCCGCCCGACAGCAGCGCTACGGCGCCGTGGATCTGCGAAAACGTCATCGCGGCCACGCCGCCAGCGACCAGCAGCCCGCCCAGGATGGTCAGCAATGCCGCGCCGCCGATTGCGACCTTGGCGATCGCACCCACCAGCACCGGATTGGCGCGGATCCACGTCGCGACCTGGCCGACCACCGCAGCCGTGCGCTCGGTCAGTTGCTTGAACTGCGGCAGCAGGGTCTGGCCGATCGATTGCGACACCACCACGGCGGTGTTCTTGAGCAGCTGCAGCGAGTTGGCCGAGGTGGCCACCCGCGATGCGTACTCGGCCGACATCGAGCCGCCATAGCGCTGTGCATCAGCGACCTTGGCGAAGTTGCCCTGCAGCAGCTCCAGATTGGTCAGCAGCGGTGCGATCGCACCGATCGACTCGCGGCCGAACAGCTGCGTCATGGTGGCGGCCTGCTCGGCCTTGGGCAGTGCGCGCAGCTTCTGCAGCACCGACATGATGGCGCCGCCGGCATCCTTCTGCATGACCTCGGCCATGGCGGTGGCCTTGATGCCCAGCTTATCGAAGGCCTCGCGCTGGCTCTTGGTGGCCGACTCGCCCGAGGCCAGGGTGAGCAGCATGTTCTTGATGCCGGTGGCCGAGACTTCCGACTCGATGCCCATGCCGGCAACCGTGGCGCCCAGCGCAGCCAGTGGGCCGCTCTGCAGACCGGCGACTTCGCCCAGGGCACCAATGCGGTTGACCACCGCGCTGATCTTGTTGACGCTGGCCGGGCCGGTGTTGCCGAGGTAATTGATCTTGTCGGCCAGCACGACCACTTCCGCCTGGCCCATGCGAAACGCGGTGCGCCAGGTGGCCATGGTCTGGCCTGCCTCTTCTGCGCTGCTGTCGAAGGCCACGCCCATCTTGGCCGCATCCTCGGCAAAGCGGACCAGCTCCTGGCGCGGGATGGCCGCCTGGCCGGCGGCCGCCACGATCTTGGCGATGTCGGCTGGTAGGATCGGCAACCGCATCGAGAGGTTCTCGACATCGCGACCCATCTGCGCGAACTGCTGCGGCGTCTTGAAGTCCACGACCTTGCGCACGTCGGCCATCGCCGACTCGAACGCCATCGCATCGCGGATCGGCAGCGCCGAGGCGCCCAGTGCGCGCTGGCCGGCGAAGGCCATGCCGGCGCCGTAGGCGCTCGCCTGCAGGCCGGCGCTCTGGATGCGGGCGCTGCGCCGTTGCGCGGTATCGATCGCCGCCAGGCGCTGTTGCTGGGCACGCATGGCGGTGTTGGTGCTTTCGATCTCAGTGCGCAGGCGGCGCTCGTGGGTGACCAGCTCGCGCGTGCTGATCCCGGCCGTTTCCAGGCGGCCACGCAGGCGCTGCAGGCCGGCCTCCTGCGCGCCGTGTGCAGTCTTGAGTTCGCGTGCGGTGCGCACGGCGCGCTCGAACTCGGTGTTCATGGCAGCGGTGGGTGTGCCGGTGGCCTTGATCTGTTGGGCGAGCGTGCGCACCGATTGCCGCTGCGCATCGAGCGCGGTTTTGGCACGCTGTGCCAACGCCACCTGTTCGCGATAGGCGCCGATGTCGCGGTGCTGGCTGTTGAGTTGACGCAGCGCGTCGCGCTGATTGCGCAGTGCGGTGGCAACGCCACGGCTGCCATTGAGCACACGCCGGAACGGGCCGGTGGCGCGATCGACGGCGGCCAGGATGACCTGCAGGCGCAGAGTGTCGGAGGCCGCCATTTAGGCGGCCTCGTTCGTTGGGTGGGGCATCATTCGGCTCCGCTTCGTCGGCGGGCACGCTCGCGCCACGCCGTGAGTTCGTGCAACGACCAGCGCGCCATTTCAGACGGCGGCCAGTGGAAGATGGCCGCGATGTCGGCCATCGCCTCCTCTACGCAGTCGGGAAATCCGCTTCCCTCTGTGCCTTCGGTAAGAAAAAAACCTGCACCTCCTGGCCGACCGCCAGCAGGTCGGCCGGATCCATTGCATTAACGTCGGCGGTGGTCAGCGTGGGCGAGGAGATGCGCGGCAGCAGCGTCGCCAACGCGGTGACATCCAGCTGCAAGACATCTGTCAGTTTGAGGCCACGCAACTCACCGGCGCCGGGCTTGCGCACCTTGAGCTCGCTGATGGTCTGCTCGCCGCGCACGATGGGCTGGTCGAGAGGAATGGCGGGGGAAAAGGTCGGGGTCATCGGAAGGTCTCAAGGCTGTGGCCTGGCGGCGCCAGGCCGGAAGGGTCAGGCGCCGATGGCGCGGCGGTGAGGCGCAAGCAGATCCACACCGTTGACGATCTCGATCATGTTCATCAGATCGATCTCGATCACGGTGGAGCCGTTGATCATCAGCTTGTAATAGCTGGCAGCGGTCTTGACGGAAAACTCGGTGTCGTCGCCAGACTTGCCGGTGCCCGGATCGATCTCGCTGTGGCGGCCGCGCACCACAAATTCGACCGCATCCACCGCGCCGTTGTCATCGCGCTGGTAGGCGCCGGCAAAGCGCAGCTGCACCGCGTTGTGCGAGATAGCGCCGTACTGATTGAGCACGCTGCGCATCATGCCGCCGCACTTCCATTCGACTTCGATTTTCTCCTGGCCGAAGTCGATGTTGACCGGGCCATTCATACCGCCGCCGCGATATTCCTCCATCTTGCGCGTGAGCGTGGGCAGCTTCACTTCGACCACTTGGCCGAGATAGCTCTCACCGTCGTTGAACAGGTTGAGCGCTTTGAGTTTCTTGGGTAACGCCATGGGGGTCTCCGGGAATCTAAGGTGGCTGCGTTACGCGTTGACGCGTTCGGCGAAGTCGGCCAGGTAGCTGGTGGTGATCTTCTGGTACAGCTGCAGGTTCTCCAGCGGCGGCACCGGCGTGTAGTCGTAGTCGATGCGCAGCGCGCCATCGGCCAGCGTGGTGGCGCTGTTGACCGTACCGTCGAACCAGGCGGTGGCATCGATCAGATAGCCGGACGCCTTCAGGTCGCGGAACTTGGCGTTGATCGTCTCGATGACGTCTTTGACCAGCGAGGGATGCATCGGCTTGTCGACGTAGAACGCCACGCTCTCGGCGATGGTGTCGGCCAGGATCTGCGCGGTGCGCGTGGCCGTCTCAAACGCGAACATGTTGTCCTCCGCGCACGTGCGCGATCCCCAGAAGCGTTGCCCGTTGAAGTTGACCAGCGTGGTGATGTCGCCCTCGTTGAGCACACCCGCATCGGTGGCCGGATCCTGCAGATCCCAATGCACATCCTTGGAGATGCCGGTGACGCCCGCCACGGGCACGTTGGACAGGCTCTTGTGCCAGCCCTGCTCGGCGTCGATTTTGGCGCGCAGGCCGAGCGCACGTGCAGTGGCATACGCCGCCGTCGTGGTGCTGGTGGCGGTATCGAAGGCCAGGAAGTCCGGCCAGATCAGCATCAACTCGCGATCGCCGAATTGCCCACGGTAGGTGATGGCATCGGCGACGGTATCGGCGACCGGCCGCACATAGGCCATGGCGCGCAGCTTCTTGGCGATGGTCGCCAGCGCCTTGGCCACCGGCAGTGTGTCCAGACCCGGAGCGCCCAGGATGCGCGGACGCACGCCCAACTGTGCTTGTGCCGCGAGCAGCGCATACAGGCCGGTGTAGCCGCTGGACTTGGCCTCGCCGATAACGTTGGTCGAGGTCTTGGCTGCATCTGCGTCCTCGGCCACACGCACCACGATGGTCACCGGGTTGGTCTGGTCGGCGATGCCCTGCAGCGTGGCGCGCAAGGTGCCCTTGATGCCGGCACTGGCGATCGCACCGAGTACATCGGTGAGCAGCACGGGCTTGTTGAGTGGGAAGATTTTCTCATCCGCATCGGACGCCGTGGCGACCAGGCCGACAATGGCGGTGGAGACGGTGCGGATGACGCGCGCACCTGCGCTGACTTCGATGACGCGAACGCCGTGGTGGTAGGCAGTGGACATAGGTTCCTCGATCAGGACGAGCGGAAGCGGAGCGGGATGGTCATGCGCGAGCGCGCATCGGCGGGAGCAACGTCGGTGCGTTCGCCTTCAATCGTCAGCACGAAGCGGCCATGTGCATCGCCGACGACCAGGTCGACGCGGGTCAGGCGCAGGCGCGGCTCCCAGCGCATCAACGCGGTGGCCGTGGCGCCGTAGAGCAACGTGCGGGTGGCGCCGTTGAACGGTTGGTCGATCAGTTCGGGCAGCAGCGAGCCAAAGTCGCGGCGCTGCTCGCGCGTGCCGATGGGTGTAGTGAGGATGCAGGCGATCGACTGGGCCAGGTGCTGCTCGCCCTCGATCACACGCCCGGTGGTGGCATCGACGCCGATCACTGCGGGCCACCGCTGAGCGCGCTGCCGGCAGTCACGCCAGTGGTGGTGTGGTGCTTGAGGCTGATCCCGCCGCCGAGTACGTCGGTGGTTGCCGTCGCGGTACCGGTGATGGTGGCATCACCATTGATCTGGGTGGTGCCGTTGACGGTCAGCGGGCCGTTGAGCGTGATGCCGCCATCGGCAGTGATGGTCGCGGTACCGCCGCTAGGCAGCGTGGCCTGCAGCGCATGCGCGTCGGTGTCGTAGTGGATCTGCGCGCCATCGGCAAAGCGCAGGATGTGCAGCGTGTCGGACGCGGCAGGCGCGGCGAATTGGTCGGAGTACAGGCCGCGTAGCACCAGGCCATCGGCCAGGTCGCCGGCCGGCGACAGCACCACGACTTGTTCGTCGATCGCCGGTGCCGACCAGATGATGGTGGTGCCGGCCAGTGTGACCACCCAGGGCAGATAGTCGGTCAGCATCTCGCCGACCTGCACGCGGCATCGCGCGGTGGCGAGATTCACCTCGGCAACAGTGCCGAGGCGAATGGCGTTACTCAATGCGGAGGATGCGTTGCCCATGCAGTCATGGTCGACGCGCGCATGCAGGATGACATCGCAGTTGTGCTGTAGCTGCGCGATCTACGCAGCGCAGCAGTGCTACAAGCTCGCAGGCGGTTCCGGTGCGATCAACTCGCGCTGCGTGAATTGCGCATCGAAGTAGTACAGCCCGTCGCGGCGATTGAAGTACATGCCTGGCTCGCACACGGTTGTGTCCTGGAGTGCGCGGAACTCGAAGCCGTCAATGGTGAAGCCGCTGTCGGAAACGATGATGTTAATCACCACGTCGTTGCCGGTCTGGATCATCGCGTAACGTCCAATCGTCATCTCAGCACCACTCAATGAAAACGAAGCCGGGGCACCCGGCCGATCCGTCTTTGCCGAACGTGGCGGCCGAGGCGACATTCGAGACACCGCCGCCAGCACCAAAGCCATAACCCTTACGACTGGCCGACGTCGTTTCGCCAGCACTCCGTCCGCCAGGCCCGCCGCCGCCGAATGCACAGGAGCCACCCGTGCCAGCAGGGCCGTATGGCGCATTGACTGAGATCGTTGCCGAATCGCCGCCGGCCGGGTAGCCATCTCCACCGGTTGCACCGCCGACTTGGGTTGTACCGGCAAACCCGCCGCCGCCGCCCTGACCGGCAGCCAGAGTGGTGAGTTTGCCGATGACGGTCGCCCCACCAGCACTGCCGGCTGCGCCATGTGTGCCGTCCGTTCTTGAACCTGCGCCAGCAGATCCACCGGCACCGATGATGATCGGGACACTGGCGCCAGGCGCAACCGCGAAGCGCACGCGCTGCATCGATTGCCCAGCGCCGCCACCGCCGCCTCCGGTCGCGGTGTAGCTCGCTGACCCAAGGACTTTCTCGGCGCGCGTTCCACCGCCCCCACCGCCACCGCCGCCGGCACAGGCGCTGACGTAGATCGCCGTTACCCCTGCCGGAACCACGAAGGTGCCAGATGCCTCAAAGCGCGCACAACCACTGCGGCTGTCGATCGCGGCTTTCACTGCGTCCGGTGTGACGGCACGTTGCGCGTCTACGCCTGAGATCGCCTCTGCGCGCGTGGCAAGTTCGACGATGCCTTCCTTCTCGGTGGTCGCGGCCGGGTTGGTGAAGTTGGCATTGCCAAACGTCACCGAGGACACGGTGACTCCGGAAAACAGGATATCGGCAGACATCAGCAGGTCAGAGGCGGCCGCTTTCTCCATGATCAATTCGGGCTGGGAATAGCTGCCCAGCAGCGTGCCATTCTCCAGATACAGCCCAAAGCCGCGCACCTCATAGGTGGCCCGGCTCGTGTCGCTGACAGTGACGTGGATGGTGGTGGACGACGTGGTGCCGCCGGAGATGCTGGAGAGCGTCAGGTGCTGGCCTGGAACTGCCTTCAGGTCATCGGTTGCAGCGAATGCCGCCGCAGTGAAACCGATGCTGGCCACCTTGGTAGAGGTGGTGCCGTTCTTCTCGGCGTTGATCAGCGCTGCGCGACCAGCGGTGGTGAGGACCAGTTGTAATGCCATGGCTTATCCCTGCGCCGTCATCGACAGACGGCGGTAGTTGATGATGCGAATACCAGTCGCCAGCGAGACGTTGCCGGTGGCTTGTAGCCCCTGCAAGAAGCCGAAGTGCGAGCGAACCGGCTTGGTGCGCTCGACCTCGGCGATGACCTCATCGACGAATCGCGCGCTTGCAGCCTTCCCATCGGAACCGTTGAGCGTGAGCGTCAGCTCGAAGGTGTGCGGTTGGCCGGGCGGCTGTTGCTGCCACCACTCGCGGATGGCCACCGCGCCGCCGAACGACTCGACGACCATCCGCACGCTGTTGGCGGTGCCCTTGCGGCGTTGGATTGCCATAGCGCTGCGCAGGCGCGAGCGCTTGACCGCATCGCTCCAGTCGGCCTTCCAGTCGTCCACCGATAGCGTCCACGCCAGCCACGGCAGATGGCCGGCCGGGCAGGTGTCTGGGTTCCAGAGGTCCGGGTACGGCAATGGGATCGCTTCCAGGCGCTGCGCAATGGACGCTAGGGCGCGTTCCATTGGTGTGGCATTGGGCGGCAGCGGTGAACTACTCATCGCTGCCGGCGTGCACGATGTCGATCGATGTGCAGTAAGCGGCCTGCGTGCGGCTAATCCGGATGTCGGTTGCCGGCGCGTCCAGCTCGACGCGCTGCACGCCGTCGGCGAACAGCTTGGCCTTGATGGCCGATTCGGGCACATCGCGACCGATGCGGTGCGCCTCGGCAAGATACGCCTGCAGGCTGCGCATCGCCTCACGCATGACCACCGCCGAGTCCGGGCCAGCGTAGGTGTAGACGCGCCCACCAATGGCATACGGGACGATCTGCACGCTCTGGACCGTGACGTTGTCTGTCAGTGGGCGCACGTCATCGTTGGTGAGGATCGCAGCGACTTGGTCCAGCAGCGCCTGCGGAGCCGTGCCGTCGCCCGTCCGCGATTGGACCGTGACCAGCACTTGCCCAGGCGCGGGGCTGGTGGCGCTGGCGTCCATGACATCGGCTGCCGCACTGAGCGCGTGATAGATGTACGCGCCCTCGGGGCCGGCAACGCTGAAGCCCTCGGGTGCCAGCTGGATGCGGCGGCGGAAGTCCACGTCCGACTCGTACGTCGGTGGGATGCCGGTCTCGGGTTGACCCGGATCGAGAACCAGGCGTGCGACACCGAATAACGCGCCCAGGTGATCGAGGTTGGTACCGGTGGCGAAGGCCAGCATGGTCTGCTGCGCCTTGTCGTTTGCGCGCTGGCGGATAAGCAGCTCGCGGGCAGCGAACAGCTGCAGGATCTTGTAGACCGGATCCGACTCAGTGAGTGCGGAGAACTCCGGCAGCAGCCGACGAAACTGCGCAAGCGCTTCGGCGAATATCTTTTCGAAGTCCAGAGCGTCGATCAAATCTGGCGCTTGGAGCTTAGATAGGTCAACTGCCGTAAAAGAAGCCATGGCCGCTTGCTGCAAGGAACATGCATCAAGCATCAATGTGACCGCATGCCGCTTCCAGTGAATCAGCTAGTCTTAGCTGGTTTTACAAGGTGAATTTGTGCTTCGGAAATCGTTGCATCCGTTTTCCCTTCATAAATTCGAAAGGTAAAATTGTCGCTCACTGGGTTTTTTTGTCGCCAGACTCATTCCGTAATTTCTCAAACAAAGCTTCTCGTTCTTTTGCACAGTAATCACTCATAGGTTCAGCTTGGCTGGATTCGGATCCGTTCGGATGTCTAGCTATCCGAACTGGAGCGGGAAGCACCTGCAAAAACATAGCCCCGGCAATCACATCCATAACAGGGCCGTTACGCCGCAATTGTATATAGCCAAGATCCAATCTTTTCCCGCCAACATGATCGTATACTTTAATGTCCGCTCTGCCGCCAAGCGCAGAAACATTCCCTTCTAGTAAATTAAAATTAAATAAAGGCATGGCTCGACAAACAGATTTACTAGCCACAGTGCCACTTAAACATCCTTTTGACGAAGACAATGTAATTATAAGGTCAGTATCAGATAGGCGCATTTCTTCAAAATCAACATATCCTTCAGGTGTGGCAGACCATGTTCCAGTCCATTCTTCATCCTCATGAAGCCAGCTGCTGAAGGCATTCCATGTTTTATTTACTTCGTCTGGAAGTATTCGCGAGTTCTGAAGTGCAGTTGGTCCACTTATGAGAATCCAGCCGAAGAAAATAAAAATCGGGGCAAGCAATGACCAGAAAGTTATTTTCTTCATGTACCAAGGCGCCATCTTGTGCACGCCTTGGTTAGGTTGTGGGGCCTCTTCTTCGCTGGGCATTTTAAAGTTAGCTCCAGTGGATTATTGATAATTTATTAATCTGGCTCTGCGGGTGTATCGCAAAAATGGCATTCCTCACCATACGAAGAGTCGTAATCGCCAGTGATTTGAACGATTTCTTGGTCCTCAGCACGCTTGCTATCTTTTTCGATGCAATCTGCGCAAGCCGTGACCTCCGGATATTGCTCGGAGGCGCTATCTGAACTTAGATTCCCATAGATCATGGCCGTCTTGAATTCGAGACTCATTTCTATTTCTTTGCGTGAGTGGTGAAGTATGCACCGCGATCATAGACGATAATCATCAAGAGCCCAAATTATTAGATTCCGAATTTCTTTGCTGTCGTGCTCGCTTATTCCAATCAATCCACGTTTGGCATAGCGCGCTTTGGGTCCGCCCGCCCGGACACGTTCCGTTAGCCCCTCTTGATGCACACGGGCAATGCGCGACACGCGCCCCACAAACCCAACGCTGACAGCGTTGGGACTGGCGCTGACCTTGAAGTACTTGGCCTGCCGCAGCTTGGCAAACATCTTCGCGCGTTTGACGCGTCCGGACTTCTGCCGCAGTTGCTGCTTGCGCGGTGCGTACGGTGTGCCATCGGGCTCTTGCTGCTTGCCGATGCGTTGGCTTTGCGAGCGCCTCAGTTCGGTTCCGATCTTGCGGGCCAGCGTGCGGCGTTCGCCGGGCTGCAGGCGGGCCAGTAGCGGAGCGGCCCAATTCTCCAGCGCGGTCAGCTCATCCATGTTGGATCGAGCACCGGCTCAGGCGCATGCGTCATGTCATAGCCGCCGCCATCTTTCGCCGTCACCACGACGCGTTCGGTCAGCGGCAACTTGATCGACAGATCCACTGCGTCGTTGGCGAGGATGTCGGCCTCGAAGGCGATCTCGCCACGGCGCGCCGGATTGGACAGCAGCTCCGACTGATTGACTTGTACCCATTGCAGCAGCGGCAGCATCACGCTGTCCGGGTGACCGGCGTAGTCGGTCAAGATCAGATTGAGCGTGTATTGGTACTCGAACGACAGCCCCGGTTGGAACGTGCTGACCAAGCTGCCGGCGTCGATAAACACAAGCAGCCGGTCGGCATCGCGTGCCAGGTCCGGCAAGGCCGCGACCAGATGCGCGCGCAGGCTGGCGGGCTTGATCATGGCGCCGCTGCCGGCAGATGCAGATAGATCCAGTCCTGCAGCGCACTCAGCTGCGCGGCGGTGGCGTGGCAGCTGGTGTAGTTGTTGGCGACGGCAGAGAGCGTAATGCCGGCGGCCGGCGCATCAGGATCTCCGGCGGTCGGCCCGGCAGGGTTGCCCGAGGCGGCGGCGGCGTGCAGCCGCACAAAGCCAGCAGGGATAGCGCAAGCAGCATCGGCTTTCTGGGTGACATCGATCGGGATCTCGCGGGTGATGGTGGCGCCGGCTTCGCGCACGATTTGCACGCGGTCGACGTACTGCGTGACGACGGTGGTGGAGCTATTGGCGCTGCCGCGTTCCGCCTCTGCCTGGCGCTTGGCCTGCCGCGCGGCATCGCAGTCTTTCTGCGCGGTACTGACGCGGTGCTCCTGCCATACACAGCCGCCGATGAGCGCGGCGATCAGTGCGAGCAGGATGGTCACGCGCGTGACCATCAGCTCACGCCCAGGAGTTGCAGGGCGCGCCGCGTGCGCGTGACGCGATCATCGTGGCCTTCCGGCAAGCGCTTGGCGCGCACGTTGCCCAGGTTGATCTTGCGGCCCAGGCCAAGCACATCGCCGGCATCGGCCAGCACGTTCAGGCCGTTGTCGTGCCAATACGCCGCCGCACCCAGTGCGCTGGGCTCGATCTGCAGCAGCAGGTCCGGCTGCTCTTCCACCGGCAAGCTGATCAGCACACCGATGCGGCGGTAGTTGCCCCGGCAGGTGTGCTGCATCGGACCCCGGCCACGGTGGCGATAGCCATCGCCGCTGGCTTCGTTGCCGTTGCCCAGGCGGTCGGCATAGACGAAGTTGGCCAGGCCCACGGGGTTGCGCAGGAACTGCGGCGCCAGAGCCGGCGTGATGCGCTCGCCAAACACCTCCAGCAGTCGGGCGCTGGTGGTGTAGGTCAGCCCTTCTTCCATGCGCGACAGGCTCAGACTTTCGTGGCCGACCTGGCCGAGCCAGTGCGCGGCGCGGCGCTTGGTGGTGATGCCGAAGCGGTTGGCGGCTGCAAGCAGTGGGCCGTGCCAGCGCTGTGCGCGTTGCGCCGAGCACTGCATGAGCGAGGCGAGCTGGGTATCGGTGAACATCAATCGACCTTCAGGATGCGCGCCACGTTGCCCTGGGCGCGGTAGGTGAGCACCGCCAGCACGATCAACGTGCCCAGGTGCCAGAGACTGACGTGCGCGCAGGCGCCAGCCAGCAGGATGTGCAACGCCTGGCCGCCGGTGCTGGCGATCAGTAACCAGGCGCACCAGCCGGCGCTGCGCCGATGCCGCGCATGGTCTGGCCGGCGGTAGGTAAGCAGACGGACGCAGATGGCGAGCGAGGCCATCAACGTCAGGACGGTGACCAGGCTATGCACTGGGCGGACCTCCACGGCGTAGGAAGGAAAAGTTGAACAACTTGCTCTTTTCGATCAGCCCCAGCGTGACCGTGATGGCGCATGCCGCGCTCGCAAAAGCGGCCACACCGCTGGACTTGATCGGCAACCAGCGCAGGATTTCTGGCGCCAGCTGGTAGCCGGCAATCACGCTCACCGGGAAGTAAATCAATCGCGCCAATAGCGGCTGCTTGGCGGCAGACACCACGAACAAGGCGCCGCCGGCGAACGCGCCGATCAACGCATCGCCATCGATGCCAGGCAGCACCGAGGCAAGGCCCACACCGGTGGCGATCAAAAAGCCGCTCGAGACGGAGGTGGGTTCGGTCATCAGGTCAGTCCCATAGCTGCACGAGTGGCGTCATCGCCGCTGTGGTGGTGGTTACCTCGGGCAACTCCACCGGCGTGCCATGCGGTAGCACGGCGCCCAGTTCGGCCAGGCCGGGAGTGAGGAGATAGGTGCGCTCGACCAGGCCGGCCGTGCTGCCCAGGTGACGCCAGCACAGCAGGTCGACGGTGTCGCCTTGCATGGCATGCACGCGCATCAGATGAGCTCCACCGTGCTGCGCGGCAGGTGTTGCAGATCGCGCACGGCCCAGCGCTGGTCGCGGCGTAGTTCGGTGATGCTGGGTGATAGGTCATCGGCGCGCTGGTTGGCGCTGTCGGTGGCATCGAAGCTGCGGTAACGCTCTGCCACCTCGACGGCGGTGGCACACGCCACCGCGCGCAGGTACAGCTGCACGCGGCGCGAGATGCCATCGACGGTGGTGCTGGGCACGTCAGCCAACGCGGCGTAGCCGGCCGCCTGCTGCGTTTGCATCCAGGTCTGCAGCGCATCGTTGACTGCGAGCATGGCGGCGACGATGGCGTGGCGCAGACGCGCATCGGTCACGGTGCCATCCAGGCGCATGCTCGCCCGCACGCTGGCCGGTGCGATCGCCGGCCAGAACGGCGCATTGGCGATCGCATCGGGCGTGGCGCTGGTCGTGCCGGTGGCAGTGAATCCGCTCATGGATGGCTCGGAATAGATCGCCGGTGGTCGGGGCGTCACCGCAGCGAAGGTGCTGTGGATCAGCCCCGAGCCGGCGAGGGTTGCGGGGACGCTCGGTTATGCGCTGGTGCCGGCAGGCTCAACGCTGAACTTCTTCAAGAGGCGCTCGGCGCGCTCCAGATCCTTCTTGCCACCGCAGCTGCCATGCAGGGCGATGGCGCGCTGCAGGTCGGCCACAGCGGCGGAGGCGATGGGGTGCGCCTGGTCGGCAGGCCTCTCATCGGTGATGCCCGCCAGCGATGCGCGGGCCAGTGCCAGGTGCAGCTTGGCGCGCACCTCGTCGGGCATGTCCTGCTCGGCGGTCAGCGCGGCGGTGTCGGCCAGGACGGCCGCGTCGAAGCTCTGGCCGGTCTTCTGCGTCGACAGCGCCGCTTCGGCGATTTCCTCGGCCAGCACGCAGCCCACCGTGCGGGAGAAGCGGTCGGGCATCTGCAGGTTGTGCTTGAGCACATAGGCGCCCAGCTCCAGCGCGCCGGCATAGTCGCCGGCATCGATGCGCCACACCATGCAGGTCATGACGATCTCGTCCTGCGCGCCCTGGCCACCGGCCAGCACGCCGGCCAGATACGGCACGTAGGTCGGCAGCAGCTGCACCTTGAGCGCAGCCTTGGCTTGGGTGGACTGGATCTGCTTCAGCCGCAGGCGATCGCTCTGCAGCTGGGCCATGTGCTGCTCGTAGGCGGTGGCGCCGGCCATCAGCTGGTGCGGGGCGCGCTGCGCCGCTTCCAGTTCGGCGAGCACGCGGCTGTGGTGACGCTTGGCGGGACTGTCGGCCATGGCTTAGGCCTCGATCTCGATGTGCTCGACCACGCAGCCCAGGCCGTAGTCCTCGACCACGTAGGCATCGTTGGAGGACTCGTAGTTCTCGATGCGATCGCGTGCGGGCACTTCCTGGATATAACGGCGACGGCCGCCGGTCTGGTAGTAGATCGACAGGTTCGCCAGCGAGGTGACCATCAGCGCGCCGTCCGGCAGGTACGGCACCTCGGCCACCTGCAGGCCGCCAACGCGGCGCTGGCTCAAGATCAGATCGGTGGCGATCTTCTCGCTGGCCGGCTGGTCCTTGTTGACCATCGGAAAATACTTGTCGTGCATCAGGTCGCGGCCCAGCACCACCACCAGGCTCGGATCCTTGCGGTGCCACGGATCGAGCAGGTTGCTCACCACATCGAACACCAGCGCGTCGAGGTTGCGGTAGTCCGCACCATCGCCGGCGCCGATGACCATCTTGCCGGCCGTCTTGCCGCTGCCCAGCACGCGTTGGGCAGCGTTGGTGCGGTACTGCTGCAGCCAGCCGATGTTGACGTCTTCCAGCAGCGGGAACGCGGCGCGATCGGTGTCGGCAGCGGCGTGCGTGCCGTTGAAGCCGATCTGCAGACGGTCCAGCGCCTGACGCTTGACGATGGCATCGCGCAGGCGTGCCTGAAAGTCCGGGAACTTGGCCCACGCATCGAGCAGCGCATACGGAATGGCAGTATCGAAGTCGGTCTTCTTGGCGAGGTATTCGTTCTTGTCGAGCGCGGCGACGTTGCGCGGCGTACGCGTCTTGCCGGCGCCGGTGTCGGTGCGGCTGGCGATGCTGCCGGTGACGCCGATGCCCACCTTCTGGCCGGACAGTTCGTCCACCGGGATGATGTTGATCTTGGACAGGAACTCGCTGGATTCCTGCATGCGCGTTTCCAGCTTCTGCTGCACGGTCGGCTCGACGGTGAAGGAGTGGAACGCATTGCTGACGCCGTTGAGCTTGGCGATCTGCTCGGCGAACTGGTTGAACTGCAGGCGGGTGGCGTTTTGCATGGTGGCTCCGAAGGTCAGGCGCTGGCGGCGTGTGTGTGGTGTGGGATCAGCAGTCGGTCAGCACAACCGCGCCGCCGCCGGTAACCACCGGGCGTGTGGGCTGTGCGGGGTCGGCCTGCTGCGACAGCGACTCGCGTAACTGCGTCAGGTCGTTTGCCAGCTGCGCGTGCTTGGTCTTCTGCGCGGCGTGCTCGGCCTGCAGCTGGTTGAAGCGTTCGTCCTGGCCGCGCACGTGCTCGGCGATCTCTTCGATGCCTTCGCCGAGCTCTGCGAACTGCTCGGGCGTGATGCCGGTGGCGTCCTCGCTCTTGAGCGCGGCGCGGATCCGGTTGAGCAGGCCGGCGACTGGGCCTTCGCTGACCTCGCTGAATTCCAGCGCGGTTTCCTCGGCCACGGTGAACAGGTTGCCCGGCGACTGCTTGCGATCGGCCAGCGGATTGGCCTCGGGGTGTTGGCTGGCGAAGCTGAGCATGGAGGTGCCCAAACTCGCCGGCGAATCGGTCACCGCCAGGCCGACCAGATACGCCTTGCCGGTGTTGGCGAACTTCTCCTGCACCTCGATGCTGGTGTAGAGCTTCTGCTTGGACTTGTTGATGGTGATCAGGTCGGCGGTCGGCTCGATCTGGGCGAACAGCGCCAGACGCTTGCTGCCATCGATCTCCACCTCTTCGGCCCTCACTGCGGTGACATCGCCATACGCACGGAACGGCGAGTCCGGCAGCAGGCTGCGCATGTGTTCGATTCAGATGCGCGCACCGTAGGTCTCGCGGTTGTAGGTAGCGGCCATGTCGTCGATCCAGCTGCGCTGAATCGTGCGGCCATCGGTAGTGGCGCCTTCGACAGCCACGCGGAACCAGTTGGAACGGAACTTCTTGGCCTTGGCCGACATGGGTGTCCTCTGCGCTGGATGCGTTTGCGATGACCCATGGTCAAACGCGAGGCACAGCGCAGCAACGCAATCACCGTGTAAACCAGGCGATTACGCGTCGTTCAACTGTCGGGATTAAGAGGTGGGCCGCACCCTGGTCTGCATGCAAAGCGTTGCCACCCAGCTCCCGATGGATACCCGCAGACAGGCCAAGTTCCTGTACTGGATGGGATGGCGCGTGACCGAAATTGCGCAGGCCATCGGCGAGAACGAGAAGACTGTACACAGCTGGAAGTCGCGTGACGAGTGGGATCGCGCAGACAACGTTGAGCGCATCGGTGGCGCGCTGGAAGCACGCCTGGTCGTGCTGATCATGAAGCCGGAAAAGTCCGGCGGCGACTTCAAGGAAATCGATCTGCTGCATCGGCAGTTGGAGCGCCAAGCGCGCATCCAGCGCTACCAGGGCGGCGGCAACGAAGCCGACCTGAATCCGGCTGTGGCGAACCGCAACGCAGCGCCGAAGAAGAAGCCCAAGCGCAACGACTTCACCGAAGAACAGGTCGAGCAGCTGACCACCGCGTTCGTCGACGGCTGCTTCGACTATCAGCGCGACTGGTATCGCGCAAGTAACGAGCGCACCCGCATCATCCTGAAATCGCGCCAGATCGGTGCCACGTATTACTTCGCACGCGAAGCGTTGATCGATGCACTTACCACCGGGCGTAATCAGATTTTCTTGAGCGCCTCCAAGGCGCAGGCGCATCTGTTTCGCGGCTACATGCAGCAGTTCGTGCGCGAGACGATCGACGAGACGCTCTCCGGCGGCGACAGCATCGTGTTCCCCAACGGCGCCGAGTTGTTCTTCCTCGGCACCAATGCGCGCACTGCGCAGGGCTATCACGGCAATTTCTATTTCGACGAGTTCTTCTGGACCTACGGGTTCAACGAATTGAACAAGGTCGCCAGCGGCATGGCGATGCACAAGAAATGGCGCAAGACCTACTTCAGCACGCCATCGAGCATGGCGCATGAGGCCTACACGTTCTGGACCGGTGAGCGCCGCAACAAGGGCAAGCCGGCCGCGCAGCGGATCCAGATCGATGTCTCGCACGACGCCCTGGCTGGCGGTCGTCGCTGCCAGGATCGCGCCTGGCGGCAGATCGTCAACCTCCTCGACGCCCAGCGCCGTGGCTGCGATCTGTTCGACATCGACGAGCTGCGCGAGGAATACAGCCCGGACGCGTTCGCCAACCTGTTGATGTGCGAGTTCGTCGACGACGGCGCCAGCATCTTCCCGCTGGCGATGCTGCAGCCGTGCATGGTCGACAGTTGGGTCGAGTGGGGCCAGGACTACAAACCGTTCGCCGCGCGCCCTTATGGCGATCGCGCGGTGTGGATCGGCTACGACCCGGCCGAGACCGGCGACACCGCCGGGCTGGTCGTGCTGGCACCACCGCAGCAGCCCGGCGGCAAGTTCCGGCTGCTGGAGCGCATCCAGTTCCGGGGCATGGATTTTGCCAAGCAGGCCGCCGAGATCGAGCGCATCACGCGTCGCTACTGGGTGACCTACATCGGCATCGACACCACCGGCATGGGCAGCGGCGTGGCGCAGCTGGTGAAGCAGTTCTTCCCGAATCTGGTCACCTTCAGCTACTCGCCCGAGGTCAAAACCCGCCTGGTGCTCAAGGCGTTCGACGTCATCCATAACGGCCGGCTGGAGTTCGACGCCGGCTGGACCGACGTGGCGCAGTCCTTGATGGCCATCCGCAAGACCATGACGGCCAGTGGCCGGCAGTCCACCTTCACCGCCGGCCGCTCCGAAGAGACCGGCCACGCCGACCTGGCGTGGGCACTGTTTCACGCGCTGCAGAACGAACCGCTGGAAGGGCGCACCGCGCGCAACTCCGGCTTCATGGAGATCTCTTGATGTTGACCCACCAGCTGCCCGCCACCGCGCCTGCAGCGCCCACACGCACCGAGGCGTTCACCTTCGGCGACCCGACGCCGGTGCTCGATGGGCGCGGCGTGCTGGACTATCTGGAGTGCTGGCAGAACGGGCGCTGGTACGAGCCACCGGTGGCGCTGGATGGCCTGTCCAAGACCACCCGCAGCAATCCGTTCCTGCAGTCCGGGCTGATCTTCAAGCGCAACATGCTGGCGCGCACCTTCAAGCCGCACCGGTTGCTGACGCGCGAGGCGTTCGAGCAGCTGTCGCTGGACTGGATCACGCTCGGCAATGGCTACCTCGAACGCCGTCGCAACCGCTTGGGCAATGCGCTGTCGCTGACTGCGCCGCTGTCCAAATACATGCGGCGCGGCATCACCGAGGGCGCGTATTTCCAAGTGCGCACCTGGCACGACGAGCACGTGTTCGAGCCGGGCAGCGTGTTCCAACTGCGCGAAGCCGATGTCGATCAGGAACTCTACGGTCTGCCCGAGTGGATGCCGGCGATGCAGTCGGCGCTGCTCAACGAGTCGGCCACGCTGTTCCGGCGCAAGTATTACAACAACGGCTCGCACGCCGGTTTCATCCTGTACCTGACCGACCCGCAGCAGAGCCAGGAAGACGTCGACGCGCTGCGCAACGCCATGAAGGGCGCCAAGGGGCCGGGCAATTTCCGCAATCTGTTCCTGTACTCGCCAGGCGGCAACAAGGATGGTTTAAAGCTGATCCCCGTCAGCGAAGTGGCGGCCAAGGATGAGTTCAGCGGCATCAAGGGCATCACCCGAGACGACATGCTGGCCGCGCTGCGCATCCCGCCCCAGCTCATGGGCATCGTGCCGCAGAACGCCGGCGGCTTCGGCTCGATCCGCGAGGCCGCTGCCGTGTGGGCCGCCAACGAGCTGGAGCCGCTGCAGGCGCGCCTGTTGAAGATCAACGACTGGGTGGGCGATGAGGTGATCGCCTTCACCCCGTACGCGCCGCCAGCGGCCGCGTAATCCTTTCCCACCGTAAGACCACGCAATGCTCGAGAACCTCCGTTGTGGCGACTGCGCCCGCCTGCTGTGCAAGGCCGGCGCCTTCGATGAAATCCAGATCAAGTGCCCGCGCTGCGGCACGCTCAATCACCTGAAGGCCGAGAGCCTCACCTCCGATCGCCGCGAGCGAATCCAAGAAGGCGCTCACCATGAAAAACCAGCTGCTCCAGGGCGACGCCCTGACCATCCTGCCCACGCTCGAAGCCAATGCGTTCGACGCGCTGATCACTGATCCGCCGTATGCGAGCGGCGGACTCACCGCCGCCGCGCGCGCCAGGCCACCGTCGACCAAGTACGTGCAGGGCGGCGGCGCGCAACTGCATGCCGACTTCGTCGGCGACGAACGCGACCAACGCTCGCACCTGAAGTGGATGCATCTGTGGCTGTCCGAGTGCGCGCGCGTGCTCAAGGACGGCGCACCGGTCCTACTGTTCACCGACTGGCGGCAGCTGCCGCTGACCACTGACGCGCTGCAGATCGCCGGCTTCACCTGGCGCGGCATCACTGTCTGGGACAAGACCGAAGGCGTGCGGCCGCAGCTGGGCCGGTTCCGCAACCAGGCCGAATACATCGTGTGGGGCAGCAAGGGCAACATGCCGCTGGATCGTCGTGCGCCGGTGCTGCCGGGTGTTATCCGTCAGTCGGTGCGCAAGGCCGATAAGCACCACCTGACTGGTAAGCCTACTGAATTGATGAGGCAGCTGGTAAGGATCTGCGAGGCGGGTGGGCATGTACTGGATCCTTTTGCGGGAAGTGGTACGACGCTACTGGCAGCAGAATTAGAAGGCTTGAAATGGACGGGTATCGAATTAACTCAGCATTACACTGAAATTTCTTCAGGAAGGTTATTGTCCATCGTCTAATGTTTTGCGGCCTGCACCTCGTCGTGGGCGCGCAGGTTTCTTGACCCTCGCCTCGAACTCTCTATCAGTCGTAGGCGAGCGGAGAAAGAACTCCGACAACAGATCGACTAAGTCTTCGAGCTGTTGAGGGTCATTTTCATAAATTTCGAGCTTGTAACGGCCAGTAGAGGTATCTTGACCGAATTCAAGGTTGAGTTGTTTTTCGGTTGCTCGCGCTTTCAATTTTTCGCCAGTCATTCCCGTCATATAGCCATTTTGTCGGCTGCTGCGAGGCGTTTGGCCAATGCAGGTTTTCCGGATAGTCGGGAAATTACTGATGCCGTGTCCCCACTTAGCTCAAAAATTTTCATGCAATTTGCAACGGCCTGGTTGGCGCGCTGAAGTGTGGCTTCTCGAACTTGGGTCAAAGTTTCAAAGGTGGATAGCCTCTGAATAAATACGAGGTCATCCCATAGTATGAAGCTGATCTTTGCCTCGATCGTTATCAACGGCCCATCAACTTCAACCATTTCATTTCGTTGTCGGCTGAAGATGGACGCAATCTTTCCTTTTTCTCCTGCGTTGACATTGATGGCGCCCTTTCCTGCAACAGCAATTAAGGATTTGCCGTTCGGAAAATTCAAACGACGAGCGTAGTGAGTTGCGCGCTCAACGAGCTCTGGGGTGCCGTCAAACATGTCTTCCAATGTGTCTGGAGGCAGTGAGGCAAACCAAGTGTGAAGAGCGGGGACGTCTTGAATTCTGATCACCCCTATGTCTCCATCGACCATGGCGTCAAAGTCGAACTCACTCAGGCTCCCCGCATCTGCATCTAGTAGTACTTGCCTGACCGCCTTAGCCGTAGCTTCTTCGATTCTCTCTGCAAGTTGCCTTTCCATCGCAACCTTGAACCAAGTTGTCTTGCGTGTGCGTGTGGCTTTGCTATGAATGAAAACATGACATCCTATTTGCCCATTGGGCTCGGCCATTAGTTGTACTAGGGAATTAAGGGCCTGAACCCCGTCGTCTAGCAGCGTCATCTTTCATCCTTGGGTGAGTAATAGAGGGATTCTGGATTTATCGCGTACAGTGGAATCGATTCGCCATCTTTAATTATGGTGCGCTTTGATATCAAAACAACGCGTTTCCCATCAGGCAGCGAAACGCGGAAAATTCTTATTCTGAAAAGTAGAAAATAAGGGTTGACGTAAATCGTATTTGTAGCCGCCATTAGTGTTATCAGGACACTATAAAATCCTACGGCTGGTATTACTTTGGCGTCATTTCCGAAGTCGTCAATCATGAGTGGTGGTATATACGAAAGCATGTAGCTGAGGACGCTTTCGTCTAGCCGTTCGGGTGAGCTAATTACGGATCTAATTATCGAGCCCACTGCAAAATCTGTTCTCAGGTGCAAAAATACGATAAATGAAAGCGCCAAGCACCCCCAGCCTAAGACCATCGCTGAATTTGTAAAACCCCAGCTCCACTTTTCTTGCCAATTGTGTTGAACCGTTAGGCCTAGAGCCAGGAAAAAATATAAAGGCCCAAATGAAGAATAGAGAAATTTTGATTTGAACCAGGCGGTCAT